CTCGAACCAAGTTTAATTCAAACAGTCTAAACGATTAATAGTTGTTCTGTGATATCTCTTTGTAAATGTTCAAATTCTAATACGTTGATTGCATCTATAGTAGGGCTGATATCCACGTGTACAATCTGCTTACCCAATAACGCGTAAAGTAACATTTGTTGATGTAACATGACTTCTCTAATAGCGAGATCGATTCTACGAGGAGAAATTTTTCCTCTCATAACACTTTTTAGAACCTCATCAGTTATGCCAATTTGTGATGATTGTGTAGAGAAGACGCTTAAGTCAACTGCATATTTATCCTCACCGAGCTGTAGGTCAAGTGTAATACACGCAGTTATAACTAACATGATGTACGTCAGAGACAGACCATAATAATGTAAGACTTGCGTAACGCCATGAGTACCTTTCGTTTGATATAGTCTGTAAATAGTCTCAGCATCGAAGTCTAAAGGTAATAACTCTTTATGATCTTTTATTATCCGCTCTAATCGCGTCTTTGGGTCATAGACTGAGGATCGTTCATTATTCAAACCCCAAGTAGTTAGCATCTTACCATACTGCGCACTCTGCACTGAATATGGCGAATTATTCTCTTGAGGTAAATCCATAGTAGTCGTTTTTCGAAATCCTAGTCTTACTCCCGTTACGGAACTACGATGTTGACCAGTTATGTTAACGACATCACCCTTCAACAATCTCATTACAATATTATACGCATTAATATTACGTTCGATGGATGATAAGGGGCCAAGCGCTGCCGATGCAAGGATACGTCTCAACATACTCTCACGCTTGTACATGTCTAAACCCTGATTATCAAGAGCCTTCGGGTCACTAACTGCAGTAGCATCCATCAATAATTTCTGAGATTCTTTAAAATTCTTTAATGTGGTTATCTTTTTATTTATAGCAGCGTATGCAGAGTCAACACCAGAGCCTATCGAATTAGAAATTTTATTTACTGACCTGTCAAAACTCCAGCCTTGCGCAACTCCATAATTGTCAATAATCATTTTGTTATTTAAAGTGCCACCTAAATATAGTTTACCAACTGAAGTCATGCAAGTAGCCAATCCATGTATTCTAAACGCACCAGCTCGAGTAGTAACGTCTATAGGCATCATCATTAGATTATATTTCCAAGCGCGAGTCTCATCTACGCCGCGATTAATGCTTAACTCAGTGATGTCCTTAATAACGGATAATTTCTCTGATAATGATGAATGATAAATCGTAGATTTTTCTGAAGCTCGAAACTTGACTTGATTAACCGCTTTGATGTTACCTAGAATCGCAGTATTCTTTAAATATTCAGCACCACCGACACCAATCATACCTTTTCGAGCATTTATTTCAAAACCCAATTTACCAGCAGTTTCTATATAAGAGTCGACAAACATACTGCAGATTTTAAAAACCGTATCTTTCGATAATTCACGATGATATCGAAGCATGAAAGTTGAATCGTCTCCAAACACCCTAATAAAGAAATCTGAAGCTTCAACGTCACGAGATACATCTTTCGATCGAATTGCAGCAGATAACTTCTGTAAGAATAAATCATGAGCCATTTCATGGTTAGAGACGTTGATGAGATTATTTTGTATTCCAGTCCAAAACACCCCAGACTTATTTCCTCGCTGTAGAACATAAATGTGTCCTAGAGGGGTTTGATGTCTGTGTCTAGGAGGGGTATTTGTTAACAACTCTTCAACCATGTCACCTGTTGACATATCATTTAACGTCTTTCCCCCTCTAACTGGATCTAACTCTTTCAATCCTCTACTCATCGCTGGTTCGATAATGTGATTAGTGTATTTCTGCGCAATATCAAAAGTACTAACGTCTAGACCGAAAATGATGACTTTTCTCTCACTAGAAGCTGCAACAATTTCGGCTAACCCTAGATGCGGAACGGCGTTTATGATACCTTGTCCGTATTGTTTAGCGAATGTTGTACCTTTATGTGAATAGTTCGTCGCAGCATCGGCTTTAGAGAATGCAATAGCACCAGCGATATGATAAGCCTGTTTCGTCGGATATACAGCGCGCTTACCCTTACCTCCTTGAACCATTCTTGATCCTCCTGGAATAATGACGTCAGAATTAGTTCTAATTGGTTCACTCATGATTTCAGCAATATTGATTAAATTTGGTTTCTTCTGCCTAGTTGAAATTTCAACTCTCGACTTTACTTTAGAGAATTCGTATCCATCATACTGAGGTGTTTGCTTTTCCAATACTAATGTCATTGGGTTGGTTGCTGCGGAAGCTGTAGCTTTAGCTGAAGATAACATAACTTCCAATGGAGTAGGAATTCGCTGATCCCCAGAGTTGATAACACGCATTTGAGCTTCTATCGATTCTCCAAGCCTATCTTCTAAATCCTTAGTACCAGAGTAAACAACCGATTCATTACTTTCAATGAAAGAAGAGAGCAAATCGGTACCAGCGTAGCCCATGATAGCTTCAATTCTGGTTAGGATTGAAAAGTACCGCTGAGAATCACCAACCAGATCCAGTGTGTCAGGATATGCGCAATCATCAATTTGTTCTTTAGTTAATAAATTTCCAGCGACAATGTTGGCTTTAGTTAACTGTTCCATTCGCTTATCATGTAAGTCGCGATAATGATATTCAGCAAGGAGAAAAGGTCCAGTTGTAACTACTTCTGAATCAATGAGCTCTAATTTCGAATTAAAGTCTTTGAATTCGAATTTTCTGAAATTTATCTTCTGAAACTTTGCGCCTTTTGTATGCATTAACTGTTTGATCGCTGTAGTAGCGTTTCTAACTGTACCAGTACCAACGATTGGATCCCTCATTATCAAACGACCGTAATTGATGCATAAATCTTTAAATCTTTCATCTTTAATGTTCGATTCGTAGATTGTTTGAATCAACCGTAAGCCGGATTCTAATATTTTATGAGCTAATAGATGATCGTGAGTGATAACAGTCATTTTTCCCCGCGCCATATTATAGTCAAAAATTGCCTTCTTACCATAATTAGCATAATATCGTAGCAGATCTTCTCTAACGACATTTAATTTCGGTTCGACCTTTTCGATATCATCCCAGCAAATAAATAGAATCATTAATAATTCATCATCTAATGGCGTGATCCCCGTTGTTGCGACTTCCTCCGTGAAACGACGTAGAAACCATTTTTTCATAGGAATGTTGTAAGTTTCTAAATCAGCCAGTTTTAATTCAATTGCATGGTCACGAGGATTAAGCTTTGCACCTTCAACATCCGCTTCAATAATTCCACGAAGAGTTCCTTTTCGAATATTAGTTTCAAGAAATTTATCTTCTAAATCATCACCAAAGAAAGAAAAGTTTTCAGCTAAGTTGAAGTTATCAGGAACAGTAGAGATATCTATATTAATTAACCGACTAGCTGCACCCTTCAAGTATAGGTTGAATTCCTTTTCTAATGAAATATAATCTAAACCGTGATATAAACCATGTAGAATAAATATATTCTCTTTAAATCTGGTAAGCCACTGTTCGAAAGTAAAAGATTGGATGTCGGTGGGCGTTATAGATGTAATCCCACTCCTTTTATCCTTATCTTTATCTTTAACTCGTCGCTTTTTACCTAACTTATCTAGTGGATTAGCATCAGATTCTTGAAGAATACGCTTTGATTCGTTGAGAATGTATTCCCACTGTGGAGATAATAAAACCTCTTCTGTAGCCCTTTTCTCTTTCTTTCGTTCTAATTTCTCTTCACGCGTTTTAGGCACGATTCGCAACATTAACCTTGGAATATTTAGATATTCATATACATATAAAGTATCTGCATCTAGTGGTGCATCAATAGCAACAACATCAGTAACTTCAAAGGATTTATTAGCTTTCTTTTTAATACCGCCATTATCAACAGTTGTTGTACTCTCGAAGGATTCAAATTCCGCTTTTTCTGTCGTAAATTTACCACGCGTTTTTGATAAGGCTGTCGAAATATTAGTGATAAAGGCATCTATTCTAGCATTTGTTTTAACCCATTCAGCATTTATACGAACGATCTTAACTTCTTTACCAGAAGATATTTTGAGAAATTGCGCATATCTTTGAATCTGATATTCGACTAATTTAGTATGTAGTAGGCCTTCTACGGCACACAATTGTTCCAGCACAGAACGAACGGAAGGAACGGTTATCGAATATAAAATATTATGTGATTTAGTAAAATCTACTTCATCATTCATAATTTCATTATCGTTAATCATCTGTTTTAATGATGAGAATAAATCAACTTTGTGAAGATCATGACCATCAATGTCAGTTGTAGATTGTGATTCAGGCTCTTCACCGATTCCATCATTAATAACGGAATTGATTTGATTGATACTAACAGCATTATTTAATTTACTTTCTTCTTCAATTTTAGCCAATTCTTTAACTTGATTTTCCAATTCATCTTCTCTATTTTTTAAATCTTTTTGCAAATTCTTCAAACGTTGTAGTTCTTTATTTTTAGACATTTTGAATGAAACTTTGC